GCTGAACTGACCAGCCTGTTATATCAAACCGGGCTCGGAAACACTTGTACCCCCGAATGCGATATTTTTGTTAAAACGAAATTTTCTACCATCGTTTCCACTTGCACTTCTTTGTATCCTAAATCCAATTGTCATGAGGACAAAGCGTCTGATGTCGCTTTTATTCATGATGTCATCCGTAGTGAACTTTACACTCACACTAGCGTTTGGGACGCTAGCCCTGGTTACCCATTTCAGATCGTTTATCCTACCCTTCTTGATTTGGTTGACTCCGAGCCAAGCGCTCTCATAACTCTTACGCTCCTCCTTATTCTTAGGTGGGGCTTGACCCCGCACTCCCAAGTTCGTCTCATGACTGCTGCGGAGCTGTTTGAAGCCAAACTCACTTTTCTAGTGCGTTTGTTTGTCAAGCAGGAACCACATCCAGTGCAGAAAGCTCTGGATGGTCGCTGGAGATTAGTCTCCAGCGTCCCCAGCCACGTTAATGTGGCTGCCCGAGTTTTGCTCGGCCCTCAACATAGACTCAATATCCGTAGTTGTGACTATATAAGTCCCTCCATTGGACTTGGACTCTCTGACCCCATGATTCAAACTCACATTCGGAAAGCAGCTATGGTTGAAGACTCTTTTGGTTTGGTCTCATCAGACCAAAGTGGCTTCGACTGGCGTTTCTACCTTTTGTGGGCGGATGTCATTGCCCAAGTTTGGGTAAACCTGACGTGCGCCACGGGTTTCTGGGAGAATGCTATACGCAATTATTGTTACACAATGGTGTTTAGTTATTATGTGCTTTCTGATGGGAGGATCTTTGGTCTTCTCATCCCCGCCGCAAGGAAGAGCGGCGATCTGGACACTGGTTCAGGTAACTCTCTCCACCGAATCGCTCTCAATATCACGATTCGCCTCTGGCTTAAACTAGAAAGACCGTCGCTTGTAAATAGATCGGTCCTTCCAGCTATGACAATGGGCGATGATTGCTGTGAGAGCTTCGGAACTAGGGTTGATGGTCCAACTCTCGTAGAAATGTTTCGTCAATTGGGTTTTAAACTTACTGACGTGGTCATTGGATCACGGAATAGGTTTGAATTCTGCTCGACGCGATTTGAATACGATGGTTCTTGGACCATTACCCCTCTCTCCTGGCCTCGAATGCTTTTTCGATTGCTTTCGCAGGAACCTAAACAGGAGTTTCTCGACCAGTTCAAGTACGAGTTGAGAAATCTTACCGGAGTTTACGGTGGCGTCAACCTCCGCATGCTCTGCCTTTTCTTAGATCGGGTGGGTTGGAAGGTACCCTTTGACAGCCCGACAAACTTGTAGTCATTTTATGACATGCAAGCTCCAGCTAAAGCTAAATCGAGTAGTCCTGGTAAGGCCAATGTTCGCAAGAAGGTTGCAAATGCCGCCAAGGCAATTAAGCAAACTGTGCCAAAGCCCTTGCAGGGGCAGTTCACTGCCATCGCAAGTCCCCTTACGCGCCAAGATGACGCCATACTAGGTTACTTGACCACTCTCGCTGACCCATTTGTGGAGACTCCTTCCGGAGTTCCCCTCATTTTGGGCTCTGGGGGTGTGACAACCCTCAAAGCTGATATTCGTAGGACATTTACAGTGGCCTGCAATTCAGCCGGTTTCGGTTTCCTCACCATCAATGCCGATCAATGGCTTGGTCGTGAGGACGACAACCCGGATGGTGCTAGTCCTCTACATGCCTACGCGTCTTATGCTGGTGGGACACCTGGCAATGACGTTTGGTACACGAATAGCACTTTTGTGGGCACTACGGTGCCACTAAACACTGCTACGACTGCCACAACTGGTTTGTTGGCTTCAGCGCACCCTCTCATTGATCCCTCCTTCGTCGTGTCCACTAATTTCCGAATGGTGGCTATGGGCTTGAGGGCTTGGAATGATGACTCTGCATTTACTGCAAAG